CCCCGCATCATCATGATTGCCCTGGCCTGGGCAATCTGCTGCAGCTCGTCGATGGCCATCCTGCGCGTCAGCCCCGTGCCATGACCTTCGCCAGCTGATCGATCTTCACCTTCAGCCGGGCCTGTGCCGCGCGATCGTTGGTCGCAACCGCCTCATAGTATTCACCGCCGGGGGAGTGCAATTTTGAGAACTCGGCCTTTGCATCGGCCGCCGACATCATGCCGCCGCTGCCTCGACCCAACAGGGCATCCTCGCCCGCGAGCTCACCGACCGCGTTGAACAGCCGGATCACGCGGGCATCGCCCACCTTTTCGCTCAGCAGCTGGCTGACGCCGTCAAGGCCCTCGGCACTCAGCCCGGCCTTTTCGGCCAGAAGTGCGGCGCCCTGTTTCGCGCGGGCGGTCACCGCATGCACCTGGTCGCCGAAATCGCGGGTCAACTCGGTCATCAGATCCGTCTTCGCCTTGGCAAGCCCTTCGGCACTGGCGGTTTCAAGCCCTTTCACATGCTCGGCGAACAACGCGACATAGGCTTTGTGCACCTCGGGCGGCGCGCCCATATCGAATGCCAACTGGCGGGCGCGGGCCTCAAGGTTGCTGTCCCAGGGCAGATCCTTGGGCCAGTCCTCGGGCGGTGCGGCGGTGTAGCCGTCTGCGGTCTCGGGCAGGCCAAGGGCGGCACCATTGGCTTTGGCCCATTCCGCATAGGGCTGATCCTTGGCCGGGCGGTCCATGATGCTGTCCAGCCCCTTGCCGATGCGCTGCTCGGCTGATCGATGGCCTTTCACCAGCTTGGGCAGAACTTCGGCCGGGTCATCGACGGCAAGACCCTTGGCCGTTAGCCATTCGCGTTCCTCGGCGGAATAGCTCTCGCCTTCGAACCATTTGCCGGGCGGGTTCGCAGCAGCGGCCGCCGCTGCAGCCGCAGCCGCTGCATCGCCACCGCCTGCGCCTTCATCGGCAACATCAAACAGGGGCAGGCGCAGAACGCGGGGGAACAGGAAGTTACGCATCGGGGTCATCCATCATCTGGTTGAGCTGGTAGGGGGAAAGCCCGGCAACCGACAAAAGCTGCAGGGCGAAATCGCGGCGGCCGGCCTCGTAGGCCAGCTGCTCGACACTTGGGGGGCCTTCACGGGGTGGCGACAGGGCCAGCACGCCGCCCAGACGGATCAGATCTTCCGCAAGGGCTGGCTGGGCTGCGACGGCTTTATGCCACCGCTGGATGCAATCGCGCTCCACGCTGCGCGGCGTGCCCGGGCGGAAGACGGTTGCAAAGATTGCCAGACGGTTCCAGATCATGCCGGGGCACCTCCGGCCAACGCGGCTTCGGCGCCGGCGGCATCCTTCAGCGCGCCTGCGCCCAGCTTGGCCATCTGCGCCATCTGGGCTGCTTGCTGCATCTGCTGGCGGTTTCCGGCCAGCTCGTCCGCCGCGTCGCGCGACCGCAGGATGCGGGCAGGGGCGCCGCGCGCGTCCATCAGCGTTTCCAGCAGCCCATCGGTATCGAGACGGTCGCCAAGCCGGGCAGCGGCCTCCGGTGACATGCTGGCCAGCGGGGTGATATCCTGCAGCACGCGCAGGGTGGCGTTGCCCTCGACGCTCCGCTGGGCGGCCGCTGCGGCGCTGTCGTATTCAACCCGCAGCTCTGCGCCTTCCATTTCCTTCGGCGGTGGTCTGATCTGACCGGCCCGCCACAACAGGGCAAAGCGGCGCGCGATCTTGGGGGCAAGGAACTCTTCCTGCACACGCCCCTGATGCGGGGCCCAGAGGCGCTGGCGCTCTTCGGTGATCGCCATGACTTCGGTGGCGGTCATGCCTGTGCGGCCTGCCAGCTGCATCAGCGTGTAGTGGAACGCGTCGCGGACCTCTTCCAGCTTCGCCTGCCGTTCCTGCAGGGTCAGGTTCAAACCACCGGCCATCTGCAAGGGTTGCAGCAGGGCGTTGCCGCGCACGGGATCGACCGCGCCATAGACCACTTCGCCCGGGCGGATGCGGCCGTTCAGCGGAAAGTCCTGCCGATCTGGGGCCAGAAGTGTCGGATCGGCCGCCCGCTGCGCCGCGCGGACCGTGGCGTCTTCCATCCGCTGCAGGATCCGGGCCGAGGGCAGGGCCGTGAAACCGGGGCCAAGGCCGCAGGTCTGGCCCGCGTCCACCTGCCAGCGCGGCACGAAGAAGGGCATCTCCATGTATCCGCTTTCGCTGATGATGCAGCCTTCCACCTCACAGCAGTAGCGGCTCAGCCAGGGTTTGCCCTTGACGCCCAGCTTGTAGAACGGCCGCCATTCGGCGTTTTTGAAGGCGTGGTGATAGAAGGCATGTTTCGCGGTGTCGCCCTTCTCGGCCAGCTCCTTGATCTTGGCGGGCAGATCCTTGCCCTTGAACAGCGACATGGCCTGCGCCGGGGTCAGCATGAACCGCCGCACGATCTCGACCACGCGGCCGTAGCCGTCGATCTCCCAGACGACTTCGGCCAGGCTCAGCGCCAGATCGAGGATCTTGCGTTCGGCCTGGTCAACCTCGTCATACTGGACGGCGTTGCCGAAGCTCGACAGATCGCCAAAGGTCTGGATCGCGGCGGAATAGAAGGGCGAGACACTGGGCCCGAAACTCGCCAGAACCCTGTCGGTCACATGGTCCAGCCAGGTCCGCCCCTCGTGCCAGGCGTTCAGGTCCGTGTTGTTGGTACGGAACCCGAACCAGCGATTTGCCGGGTTGGTCAGCGTGCCGTAAAGACCGGCCGCGAAATTGTCATTGGCATGGATCGGGGCCGAGGACAGCGGCTTGTCGATCGTCCGGCCCCCGGGATCTCCGGTGCGGAACCCGCCACGGCCGGGGCGCATCAACCGTGCGATATCTTCCCAAAGCTGTTCGTGTTCTGACCGCGCGGTCTTCATTTCGTTCCAGCGGCGTTCGGCCAGCTCGAACCTTGGATCTTTCACCAGGCTGGACATCACGCGGTCCCGCCCAGCTTTGGCGTTGCGGGAATGCCGTTCGGCCCGGTCAGGATATCGGCCGCAGCACCGGCGCGGCGCTTGCGCAGGCGGGCTTCCATGTCGGCTTGTTGCTGGGCTTCGGCGTTGTCATAGGCCGCGACCTGCGGCTTCTGCACCTTTGGCGTCTTCATGAAACACATTTGCAGGGGCTCCTATTTCTGGTTTTGGCAGACAGAAACAGGGCGCGGGTGACGGTCGGCCACCAGCCAGGCCCATTGTCGGAAAGTCACACCTCCGGTCAAGCCGAAACCGCGCATATCGCATTCGCGGACAAAGCCGATGCTACGCAGCAACCCCGCTGCCGTCGGATGGTCCGCCCAGCTCCGCGCTTCGATCCGGTGCACTCCCTTGCCGTCGATGAAGGTGGGAAGCTCGTTCCGGATCCGCACCGCCAGGCGCGCCAGCGGCACCCGGAAGGCGGCGTGATCCCGCGCCAGAAGAACGGCACCGGCAACGCCGGCCTGCCCCGTGTGGGACAGGCCGAAGATTGCAAAGGGCGTCTCGCCCGTGATCGCCACGAAGGAAGCGATGCGAAACCCCTGCATGGCCCGCCAGTCCGCCCAGATCGCCAGCGGGGTCGAGGCGCTGCCTCGCACAAGCTCGCACTCCAGATGGTCGGCGGGATCCAGTCGATCGATCACCGCCTTCGCGGCCAGATCCTCATAGGGCAAGACGCGCAGCATCATTCGCCCTCAAGCGCCTGCAGGTAGATCTCAAGGACCGCCTCTTCCTCGGCGATTTCATCCGCCCTGCGCTTCCTCCGGGCGATGATCATACGCATGACCTTGGTGTCATAGCCCCGGCCTTTGGCCTCGGCGAACAGTTCCTTTTCCTGTTCGGCGATGTTGCGCTTCTCGGCCGCCAGCTGCTCGGCCCGCTCGATAAAGCTTTTCAGCTCTTCGGCGGTGACGTTGTAGGGATCGTTGGGGCCCTCAGACATCGTCGATCACCGCAAGCTGCTGACGCGCCGCCATGCACCAGTTGGTCAGCAACAGGCCCTCGTCCTCGCTGACCGCCTCGGCGCGCACGCCCGCGAGGCTGATGGTCTGCCCCTCGATCGACGCTCCCAGGACAACCAGCTCGCCCATCAGGGCGGGGCGGTGCAGGCTGGTGTTGCGCCGCTCGATCGACGCGACCAGCGTGCGCAGCAGATCCGGATCGGGCAGCGCGACCGGATTGCCGGTGTTGTCTGCAATTGTGGGATTATCCCACAGTTCCGGCCCGCCTTCCTTGCCTGCAGCGTCGGGATCATAATCCGGGTTCGGTCCGCCGCCGACATCGGGACCGATGCCATGGATGTTCGCGCCTTCAGGTGCGGTATCCATCACAGGCACGGGTTCATCCGCAACAGGCTCGCCCACTGGCGCATCGGCTGTGGCTTCCAGCGCAACCGGATCGGCGGCCTGTGCATCGCCCTCGGCCGACATGGCAATTCCCATATCGCCCTGCGGAATGTCCGCACCCTCCACGACCGGCGCCGGGGCCTCCGTCTGGCCTTCAACAGGAAGGGTGGTTTCGTCCGTCGCGGCGACGGTCTCGGGTTTGGTCTTTGCCATGGGTTAGCCCTCCATGCTTTCGAGCTTCGCGCGAACGAAGCAATCCTTCGCCTCAAGCAGCTTGCGCATGCCGGCGGTCTTTTCCGCGCCTTCGGGCAAGGCTGCGTCCATCTGGGTTGCAAGCTCGGCACAGGGTGCGCTCACCTCTTGCAGGTGCGCTGGCAGGTGCGTGAACTTGAACCACTTCAGCAGTCGGTTCATTCGATCATCCTCCATAGGGATCGGTTACATCGAAGCCGGTTTGCAGCCCGCCGGCAGGGGCGCGGCCGTCCTGGCCGCGCGACGTCCCGGCATCGGCCGCAGCCGTGCCAGGGAAGCTGAATTTGGAAAGTCCGCTGGGCTTGCCCTCGGACAGCAGCAGGTACTGCAGGGCGTCCATCACGTTCGCCTCTGTCAGCCGCTTGTCGGGCACCTTGCGCTTGTCGCCACTGGCGTCGATCTCGTCTGTCCAGACATACCGGGCTTCAAAGCCACGGATCAGGAACTTGCAGGACGGATCGATCAGCAGGCCGGGTTCGCCCCCGTGCATGAACTCCAGCGGCGCGCGCACGGCTTCCAGCCGGGGCTGGATGCGGTTGGTGCCGATCTTCTGGGGTCGCACGCGGAAGCCGGCCGTCTGGCCCACAGCAAGGTTCCAGGTGCGGTTTTCGTCGGCGGCCAGCGAGGATCCCTGTTCGCCGGCCATGTCGCCCCATCCGCCTTCGATCCGCACGCCGTTGAACCGGCTGCCCGTCAGCAGATCCTGCAGGCGCTGCCCGAAGACGATCGCCAGCAGGCGTTCCTGCGGAAAGTGCAGCTCGGCCAGGATGCGCCAGTGGAAGGGCGGGGCGAACTGGGCGATGACGGCCGCGCCGCGCAAGCCCTGGTCAAGGCCAAGGCGCAGGGGCAGGCCTGCCAGCAGCGGGATGGTCTCGGTCGCCACATGGATGCGCCGGTTGAACTCGCGCTTGAAGACAGGATCGCCCGCGCGCAGGTAGACGATCTTGTTGTAGACCAGCCGGTCGTTCATGTCGCCGCGCCCGGCCAGCGTGTTGGCGGCCACCTGGCGCGGGTAGTAGCTGGCAGCAAGGTTCTGCAGGTTCTCGCAGCCCGGCTGGCCATAGCCCGGCTGATTGTGGAACGTGATCCGGATCGGCCGCGCGCCTTCGGGCAGGCCCGCCATGATCAGATCCACGATCGCCTTGCGCTTCTCGTCATCGTGGAAGACGCCGAAGGTCCAGTTTTCTTCGTCGGGCGCGTTGAAGTCGCAGATGATCTGGCCATAGCCGCACAGCTCGGGCGGGTAGCCCTCGAAGTGGCTG